ATATAGGGCATCAGCGAGCGCGTTGGTGGGTTTGGTGGACAGTTCGTCGATTGTCTGCTGTGCAATGGTGATAGCATCGGGATTCACGTCCATCGTGACGCAGTTCCGACCCAATTCCATCGCTGCGATTGCTGTTGTTCCTGATCCGCAGAAAGGGTCTAGAACCCATCCACCCGACTCAGATGATGCTTTTATGATACGTTGTAACAATTTCAAGGGTTTTTGTGTGGGATATTTACGCTTATTCTTCTCACTTCTGCTGATAAAGTATACATCATCCCACAAATTCTGCACTGGAACACCCTTAGACTCATGAGAATAGATTTTTTTGTAGATATTATTTGCACCGTAGTGCAGCAGACCCTGGGCGTCCAGTTCTTCCAACTTTTCCCTAGTTATACGGAACCCATACACAGGGTTGTAACCTTTGTACTCAAATCTGGCGCATGGTCTACTCTTTTCCCCTGTTACTTTCGCCAGAGCATAGTAACCAACATCGTCCTTATTCTTGAAACTATTAGCTGCATAGACAGGATCGAGTGAGGTATACTCAACCTCAAAATATGGACTACCTTTTCTAAACACCAGGATTGAATCCACGATGTTACCCCAACCGTTCTTGATGTTATTCTTCGGTCCAGATCTCTTCCAAGAGATATTTGTGTAGAAAGAATCTCTGATCTTTCTATCAATCTTGGACATCACAAGTGCATTGCCCATGAAGTTATTGTGAGCATACATCCATCCATTCTTATTCAGTTTATCCCAGCATGAGTTTATTACATTTGCATACCAATCTGTGTAGTCATCGAAAGATTCCCATTTATCTGAGAATCCTTTCTCTTGACCATCTTCTTCTTGCATGGTAAAATCCCGCTGCAATCCGAACGGAGGATCCATATAAACCAGATCAAATGTCTGGTCTATAGAATCAATCTCCTCAACAGGTTTTTGCAGGATAGTTACACTCATCGACGAATCTCACTGATAGCGGGTTGACCTTGATTGAACACGACATCAACAACTGCCTGTACTTTTTTAGCAGTGCCGATACCAACCGAGTCATATGTAGGCACACAAACCAATCCAAACGTCTTCTCAGATCCACCCAGACGGATCACACGACCGATAGACTGACTGATACCAATGTAGTCCATGTTGCGCATGAAAATAACAGCTTCCAGTCCATTGACGTTGATACCTTCGGACAGAATAGAGTGATGCAGAACAACAAACTTCTTCTCAGAATCTTTGCCCCAAGCGTTCAGAGTCTCGAAGAATTGCTCACGATTGACTTTCTTACCGTCAATAATTGCACCAGTCTTGGATGTGATCGTCATCCAAGAATAACCACGCGAGGCAAGTTCAGCACAGAAATCAGAGTGAGACAGAAGATTGATAATCTGCTTTGTTGTGCGAGCACAGATCAGAGTCTTGTCGATGCTATTATCATCTATAGTCTCAAGCAGGTTATCACAATCATCAGCAAACATAACCTTACGACCTTTGATCATAGGCAGTTGTTTGACTACAACTTTAGGAGGAAGAATGTAACCACCTTTGACCAACTCAGGTGCAGGAACATTGACCAGAACCTGACCATAAACACTCCAATTCATTCCTGGTTTCTTAGGAGTGAGAGAATGTTTGGGAGTTGCAGTATAGAAATAGCAACGATCTGCGTTCTCTGCAAAGAACTCAGTAGCAGGGAAGAAGTTCTTCTTTACGCTGTTATGTGCTTCGTCAAAGTAGATAGCATTGACCTCAATATCTGCATCAACAATACGTTGAAGAGAATTGTATGTGGTAAAAATGATGCAGTTCTCACCCATGTCGCGGGCACAATTAGCAAACACATTGATTCTGTCTGCTTTGGTAGTGCTGAAGTGGTGAGTTTCACCACTGTGAACGTGCATCACATGTGTGTTAGCAGTATCAATAATCTCCAGAAACTCACTGCAAAGTTGCTCAGCGAGAAGAATACGCGGAGCTACAACAACAGTTGTGGTGCCGTTGTTGATAGAATCATGACGGCGCTGAGTATCAACAATCATGGTGAGAGTTTTACCACCACCAGTAGGGACAATGATCTGACCTTTGTTGTAAGATTGCATCCGAGCGACGATGCGGTCTTGATGCGGGCGAAGCGTCAGAGTCATTGATTTGTGTCGTTAGAACTATTATACACAAAAAAACCCCCTTAGACAAGAGGGTGGACGGTTCGCCAGCTGGTATCCTCAGTCATTAACAATATCTCCAGCAAACATCATATTAGTTACACTTTCACGAAACTCCGTAGCAACCTGACTCAATTCAGACGCTGGAAGATTAGTCTGAACTATATTACCATCAACCATAATGTTGAAAGTTCCATCACTATTCAAAACAACAGTAAATTGATTTAACATGCTTCTTGATCCTCCGCAAGTTTTCTTACCAAATGTTCTGCCCACTCTTCCATCTTATCAGGATGAATAGCACCTATTCCTGCATCTTTCACAGCGTTCTCCATGGATTTTATTTCTTCTTTTTTAAGAGATTTTTTGTCTCGTTTGAAACTCATAAGAGCACCCACATACTATAGTATATTATACGGGAACTCTAACAAATATATTGATTTCTTTATATTTGTTTTATAGTTCATTCATCATCGGTAAAAAAGTTACCAAATGTTCCACTATCACCAGGTTGACGGTTCTCCAACTTATCAAGGAGAGAATCCATTGACTGAAGATTATCAATTTTGTTGATAAGATCTGCGATAACTCCACATACTACTGGACGTTCTTGACGTGCAGCATATGCTAAAGCATTTCGGAGATTTGCTTCTGCTTCTTTAAGAGAAGCTTCTACTGATTGTGAGAGCGCCATGTTAATTAAGGTCTACGAAACGTTTGTAAGGTTTTTCTTTGTTTAATTGTATATCATCTTCATCGGATTCGCAACTTTTCCGCGCCCAAATATCTCGATCATCTGGATTTGGGTTGTAAAATGGACTATTTCCATCGTGCAGGTCTGCATATTCAATCCATCCAGTAGAAACATATTTAGTACAATTATACACTGGATTTCCTCTATGCGTGTGAGTAAATTGTGCTGGCCAAATTAACAATGTTCCTGCTTTTGGTTGTACTCTAAGACCCTGCCAGAGAAACTCAGTTTCACCTTCACCTTCAGGTACATCATTAAGATAAAGCATCCAAACTAAAGAACGTGCTACATTGTCTATTGAATCAACTTCACAATGCCATACATGATAACCACCCTGCGGTTCAGTTTGTTGTACCTTGAAGAAGACTGAGGTGTAATCAAAGTGTTTAACGTGATCATATGTATAATATTTTTTCTTATACAATTCGACATAACTCATGATTATATCTGAAATGTCCCCCGCATACCCTTTTTCGGGAAAATTTTCTAAATTTATTGATATATCTCTTCTATTAGATGCTCCACCATACATTTTTTCCGAGACCATTTGATATTCTGGATCAATGGAAAGAAAAAAATCTATCACGTCATCACAAAATTCTACAGATACTGCATCATCATAAATGCCTATGAAATCTTTGTATGTTTCTTTCATACTAACCAAGTAATAATTGCATATCTATTTCCTCTAGTTACAGGCATAACTTCATGAGGAAACATAAAGCTAGAGGGGAACATAATAACACTACCTTTTTTAGGTTTGAGTACTTTACTTCTATCGAAGAAAGCAAATTCACCACCCTCATAGTCATCATTCAGACAAATACTGCATGATGCAACTCTAGGATTCTCTTTGAAATGATCAGTATGCTGAACATAAAATTGTCCTTCTCTGTACCTCAACAGTTCATACCCCGTATCTTGAGATATAGAAAGACCTTCTCTTGCACAATCTGATTCATACTTATTGATTAAAGATGCAACGCAGTTGTAGAGTTCTTTATCTAATTTTGATCTAATGTTAGGGCTTTGCTCTAAGATCTCTCTTTGAGAGATACTGATAACATCACAGTTTCTAGCAGTATCATCTGCACCACCACCAGTCATTGCCTGACTCCATAAATCTGTCGTAACATATTCATTTAGAATATCATCACATACTCTGTCTGGTAAAGCATTTTCATAAACACGAATGAAATGATCTAATGTATGAATACCTTCTACTTTAGGTTCTGATTTTTCATCAAATGCAACGAAAACAGGTTCCTCTGGGAGAGAAACTCTTTCATTTAAGTTTGTTTCAACTTCTTCCTTCTCTTTTACTAATCTATTCAATAGACGAGATTTTTTATTTTGTATATTTTGTTTCTTCTGTTCTAATATATTCAGAATGTTACTGGGCATGTTTTCTTCCTCACTTTGTTTGTTTTCACATTTATGTTCTGGTTTGAAGTCCCAATCAATAGCTAAAAAATCTTCTTTATTCAATAGCATACCATTAAGATAACGATCAGTCAACTGTTCTGGAAATGGTTTTCCATCTCTAGGTTCATCATGAAGTGCTTTCATAATGTCTCTTTCATCAATTAAATCAGGTGCTACTTTATCAAAGTAATAGAGACCAGCAGGACTATCAGATCTAACATAGTGCATAAAGAATTGAGAATACCATGTACCATAGAACTCATCTCTCCAATGAGGAGCAACACAACCAAGATATAACACAGCGTCTCCTGGTTTTAATTCAAGGCATACATTTTTATTGTCTTTATTCTTGATCCAAATGGGCCATGGTTTATCACCATTTAGATGAAGAGTTGCTGATATTTCACATGAGGGTCTATCTGTATGTTTTTTTAATACGGAACCTTGTTTATATACTCTTGCGTAAGTATAAGTAGGCAAAACGGGTTCATGAATAATCTCTGAAATAATATGTGTAGAGTTACAGAGAAGTTCTAAAGCTGGTTTATAGTTGTATATACTATGCGAATTTTCTGCCTGTGGATCACCAGGAAGATTTGCATTTTCACAATCAGTTTTGAATTTTTCTGCGAGTGCTATTGCTTCATCGTGAGGAATAAATTGTTCAAGGAAAACGTAATTGTTATCAAAAAGTTCTTGCAACATAATAAATTAGTTTGTAAGTTATTTAATATCACCCTTCATCATGCTTGAAATACTCTTCAGGCATGAATCCCTCTAGTGACTCTTGATGTGTGAATTGATTGGGTGTATCTATTAAGTAATCCTCAAGTTTTATTGTAAGTTCTTCACTCTGACGTATATCAGCAACTGTTACATTATACTTTTTACAGAAGATCTGTACTCTTCCCAGTTTGATGAAGAAGGATATTACACCTGATACTGGTATATTGTTAATATCAAAAGCAGTTGATCCCATTAAGTCAAATAAATCAAAAGGATCTGTAGTCCTCATAATTTGCTGGATTTCATTTTGCATTAAATCAGATTCAAGCTGAACCTTTTCCGCCTGAACTCTTTCAATATGCTTCGCATCTGCTGCTTTTCTTGCCTGTTCTTCATCAAATCTTGCTTGCATAATTTCTTTTTCTTGGTCAATTATTGCCTCCACATTTCTAAGCTTCATATCAAGTTCTTGAGACTTAAGTAATACTTCCTTTTTATCATTTTCTAATTCAGTTCTAAAAGTCTGAAGAGCATCGTTTTCATATTTTATGAAATCTTCTCTTACCTTCATATCTTCTTTTGCTTTTATTACATCTCTATTGTGTTCTAATTCTAAACGATCGCGATCTCTTTCTATAGATTCATTTTCTAATTGTATTTGTTTTCTTGATACTTCTAATTGTTCATATTCTAAAGCAATTCTTTCTGACGTAACATCTCTCTCTTTCTTAAGCGTTTCAGCTTCTTCATGAAATAGTTTGTGTTCAGCTTCTGATTGCTTTCTGTCTAATTCTTTTTGCGCAAGAAATTCTCTTCTTTGTCTATCTAGTTCTTGTCTTTCAGAATTTACTTCATCAAAAAGTTCCGTTTTCTGATCAGAAAGGTTTTTAGATAATATATTAAATTGATCCTCTAGTTGATTTTGATTTTTAATAATCGATTCTTCAACTTGTGCTAAACTTTCTGATTTTTTCTTAATATCTTCTTCAAAAAGTCTAGTTTTAGTTTGAAGTTCTTTATCAAGTTTTACTTGTAATTCTTTTTTTGCAGAGATTTCTGCTTCAAAACGAAGTTTATTCTCTAACTCTGCTTTTTCTGATTCTAAAGCAAGTTCTCTTTGTTTAGTAATAAGAGATTCATTTTGTAATCTTCTATTTTCTTCAGCAGTTTCTCTAACCTTTTTAAGAATATTTTCTTGCTCTTCCTGTTGTCTCTGCATTTCAGCAGCACGACTCTCCTTCGTATTACGTTCTTGCTCTTCTCTTTCCATACGAAGTTTTTCAATCTTCGGAAGTTCTGCAAAGAACTTATCAATATATGGTTGGACCATATCAACCGTAGTAAGATCTATGTTCTGAGATGTATCAACAAATTCCAATTCACCAGAAGTTTCATCCCAGTGAATAGCATGAATATGTGAATCATCAAAAGTCCACGCATCGTCATTCAGAGACAACATTTTTTTGTCTACTGTGATATTCCTATCAGGAACAATTACTACGACTTTCATTATTGACTATCTCCAATAGTGTTTTTATTTATTAGAATCGGTGATTAGTTTCTGATCAGGTGTTTCATCTGTAACTTGAACCTGATGAGATGCAGAGAACATATTTGCCGCTGCTTCAAGGATATTTATATTTGACTGGTTTGCTTTTACCATTTCATTTCTGAATGACTCAACAGCAGCACCAGTCCCTCTTTGTTGTTGAGAGTTTTCAATCAAAAGCATTGGGAGAAACTGAATAGAACATGCCCATTCATCTACTGCCTGTCCAGTATTAGGATTATGTCCCATAACATGAGTGTAAAATGCACACTTATGTTCTACACAATCTTTACGAATTAACGGACACCACTTGCCTGACGCCATAATTTACCTCACTTGTTTTTATATTATACATGTATTTAATCAATGCTGCAAACAATAACATCAATGTATTGTACCCTTAAACTAAATCCAGAAGGAGCAGTAATCTGAGGGCTAAAGTCATCACCAGTAAATGGGTGAGTATGTGCGTCTCCACCACCAGTTAAAGATGTATTAGGAGAATTAGTATTATCACCTCTTATAGTATCTCCAGGAACAATTAAAGGTTGTGGATATGGAGAGAAATTAACGTTACTTTGTTGATATACTTGTGTTACCCGAACGGGAACATTAGTATTAGCATTTACAGTAGTATAAGTGTTTCTCTGTGCGTTAACAGTAACCGGGGTGCTGGAGGGTTGTCGAGCTGTTGATGGATTTCTAAATGGTGTTGTATTTTGAACTGGATTTGGATTAGGTTCTGGGCGTGGATTTTGTCTAGGTACTACTAGGGGTTCTTGGAAATTGAATGCCCTGTTTTGACGGACAGTGTATTGCACACGTCGGTTCTGACGTATATTGACTTGCCCCTGAGTTTGTCCTGTGAATGGCGCCGGTTCTCGATGCGCTCTAGCTTGAGACGAAGCTGGAAACGGATTAGGGTTTTGCCGGGATTGAGCACGATTAGTTCTCGTTGGGCTACGAACACGTCTATTTTGTCTGAAGTAAGGTCTTCTTCTATTTCTTCTCTGCCTATGACGATCAGGTCGGCCTCCAGGTCTGACTCTTGCGGATCTATTCTGGGGATTCTGATATGCAATCCCGCGATTTTGATGAGTCGGGCGTTGGGCTTGGGCGACCCTCTGTTGCATCCTACCTTGGTTTCTTTGTTGCTGAAACTGACCGGGTACTCTCATATTTCCCCTGACGGGATGACCTCTAGCTTGTGTCGCTTGTCGGTCCTGACCCCTATTTTGAACAGAATCACGTTGTTGATTTATCAGATGTGGCTGTTGGTATCTTTCCCGACTTATGGGATTAGTTGGTCGCTGATAAGTACCTGGGTTTTGTCTATTAACTGAGGACTGTCTGTTTTGTGGTTGTGGATAAGCATCGGGTTGTTGATACAACAGTGGTTGTTGATAAACACTTGGTTGTTGGTATGCTCTCTGATTTGTAATTGGTAGTCTTTCTGCATATGATCTCTGCAATGTTGCTTGATATGCAGTAGGTGCAGGAGGTCCATCATCTACTTCTCTCGATCCTATTTGGTGATCGTGAGAGGCTATTTCACTAAGAGATAATGTATGTGGTCCGACAGATCCTGCTGCAAGAGATGAAGAAACACTAGCAAATGCCTTTGGAGTGAGAGGCATTGCCGTTGTAAAGTCTGTAGTTCCAACAACTGATCCACCAGCACCGCTAGTTACTCTAATAGCAGAACCATCTAGATCTCCAGGAGCAGAAACTTGAGTTAATTTTGTCCATCCAGTCGGTGCTGCCGCCTGATAGAAAACCATTCTTTTACTTTGTGGAATTAAAAAGTAGAAACCTTCAATTACACTCCCATCACCAAATTCTAAACCATCTGCTTGTAAAATAGACATATTATTTCCTCCCTTTACGATTAGTTAAAACGACAAATAATCACATCAATATATTGAACAGCAAGATTTACATTTGCACTCCATGGTACTGCACTTCCTGTAAATGGGTGACTATGTGCTTGACCACCACCAGTAGAAGATGTTACTGGACCAGTAGCATTTAAGTCTCTACCAGATACTCCAGATCCAGGTTGAGGGTTAATACCAATAGCATCACCTGCACCGTGAGCGTGAGAAGGTAATTCTGTAATACTTAGAGTATGACCACCAACTGATCCAGAAGCTGTGACTGTTCCAGTAACAGGAACCTGACTAAATGTTGATGTAAAAGGACTACCACCAGCACCAGATGTTCCACCAGAACCAAAACCTCCGCCAGTTCCAGTAACAACTCTGAGTGCTTTATTATCATGTGTTGTTAATTTTGTCCATCCTGTTGGGGCAGACGATTCAAAGAACACAGTAACGGAATTCTGTGGAATGATATCATATCTGCTGTCTATCTGAGTCCCATTACTGAAAACAATACCGTCAACATTTAATACAGCCATTATATCCTAAGTAGTTATTTTTTATTATTTATTAGATATTTATTGAGACATATTGAAGGAGATAGAAACTCTATCTCTTCCAGTCAGGTTTGGAGTAACATAATGAAGAAGATGTGGTGGAAAAGCAATAAATGTTCCCTCTTGTAATTCTGGGCAATGTTCCATTGCATAATCAGTTCCATTGTATGTATTAACATGAACAGATCCATCAGTTCTAACTATGCGCAATTCTCCTTGTTCCTCACCTTCGTATAAAGGATAATATAGAACTATTAGATCCGCTCCTGGATGACTATGAATAACATTATATGAATAATCATGATTCATATTTACCCATAAGTGAGCACCACCTATATTAAAGTCACAATTACTGTTTATATTTCTCATACATTCATTAGCAAACTCCACAGCTATGTTTCCAAGATCGTAGATATTTCTGAGAGTACCCTTAAAAACTGCAGAATCTAGAGGTCTAACCTCACTCTGCCATCCACCCATATTAGATCTATTTGTGCCGGGAATATGATTTACAGAATCATAACATTCTCGAAGTATTTCATCATTATTTACGTTTGGAAAAGCTCTCCAAACTCTATCGATGAAAATATCATCATATTGAAAATCCTCCAGTTCAATTCTTTCTCTTTCTACAGGTGCAGAACTACCATGATAATGTTCTATGTTGTAGGTCATTCATCATCCTCCTCATCTTTTTTCAAATCTTCTGGGTCATCAAAAAACATAACTTGATTTACTCTAGTTTCGTGGAACCATCTATCATCTTCTATAGCCATTCCATGCTCATATCTATAACCATCAAATGCAACTAATCTATTATATTTTGACTTAAAAGATGCAATTCTTTTACATTCCCCAGTATGTTTAGAAATCCAAGGATCTCCATGTTCATGACCTCCTCTTCTTTCCCAAAAACCATCACAAAGTCTGTATAGATTTGTTCCATATGAAGTGCCATCTTCACATTTATTCAGATATACTAGAGCGTTATATCCAGTATCTGTATGAGGCCACCACCAATTATTCTTGTAATCATTATATTTTCTCGATTTCTCATCTATAAAAAATCTAGTATGATTAGTGACTACTCTTGTTCTGGTGTTGGTCGTTTGATTGAATATTTTTGATAAGGCATCATTTGGAATTTCAATTCCTTCAGAATCTAAACCATCCCACCTACGATCTTCAAAGTATTTGGTGTTTTTAGAATCCTCAAAATCATCCCATTGATCACCCCACTTCCATAGTGGGGGAGTTTTGTTAGTTATATACTCAAAAACTAAATCTGGATACTTATAGAAATCATCCATCCAATACACTTTAGAGTCCTCAAAGTCTTCTACATGTATATTGGATAGATTGTTAATTTCCCAAATGTTCATGATATCAGTTGAATTACTTTTTCTTACCTTTACCTTTTTTTTGTTTCTTGGATTTTAGATTCTTGATTGGAAAGTAGCTTTGTTTTTCTACTCTCAACTCTCGAAAGAGTTTACGGCATAATGAAAATGCATCTCTATCAGACATGTTAGAATTTACAACTGCCGAAACTTCAGACGAAAAATCAACTAAAGACTCTCTAAACTTAGACTGTTTGATGACTTCTTCCACAATGGTTTCAGAAACTGTTTCAGTTTCTGCAGCAGGAAGAGGACTACTGATAGTAACATCAACGTTACCTGTTTCTTCGATGGACATAAAATAAGTCTCCAAATAGACATTTTTATTTATTGTACACCCGATCGATCTTTTTTTCAAGTCTTAGTATCTCACCTCTCAAGTATACTTGATTATCTTCTATTCTATCAATTCTTTCATTGATACTCTTTACCCAATCATATAATGGAACTTCCTCTTCCCATGTTAGATCTGGTTCTTCATATAATAATATATCAAATATCTTTCTCAGTTTTCTAATCATACCAAAACATTTCCTCCATTTTTATTGAGGAAACACAAAATCCAAATACCCAAATAATTCTATTTGTAGATCCTCTGGTTATCGTTACTTCATGTTCAACATCAGAAACAGCATAGCAAAGTAAATCACCAGAGTCAATATCATACTCTTTTCCCTCAATTATAGTTACACCACCAGAGTCAGATTTTTGAGAAATAATATTACAATGCACAGTATGAGTCTCTGGAATGTAAATAGGATCTATATGTTTAAAAATATATCCATCACGAATACCAATACCATTAACAATTCCATCAACAAATGATGGAGGGTGATCTTGATTCCACAGATTAAACTTAGCACGTATTCTATCTCGAATATTGTAAGCTACTTTAGGGTAGTTTATAAAGACATTCTCATCTATATGATCGATATTATTAGCCAACCTAGTAGTAACTCTAGAACCAGGATCATCATAATCCATATTAGCACTCATATAGTAATGAGGATTCTCTCTAAAATTATTTAAAGACCACTTATTTAATATATCAAGTTCTTTTTTTGATATAAATTCTTTTATAACTCTTACTTTTTTCATTGATATCCACTAATATCGATATTAAAGGATATTGTTATCTTATCATTCTTTACCTCTGGAACATAGTGAGGTAAAGGTCCAGGAAACATAACAATATATCCTTCACTAACTTTAGACATACTTGTATCAGGACCAATTACACTGGGATCGCAATTTATATGATCAAAATCTCCTCCAGGAAAATAATTATCGGGATTATACCAGGTTGTATTTGCAGTTCCAGTATTTTCAAGATAGTAAATTCCAGAAAAATGATGTGGAAGATGATTATGTATTTCCTGATTTCCTCCAGGTTTATACTTATTATACCACATGCTTGCTATAACTGCTGTTTTAGAAACTTCTGTTAGGTTTGCCCAACCATCATCGTCAAGGAAAAACACACATTCGTTGAAAGCCTCCCAAATAGCGTGCATTAACTCTTCGTTATTAAACAAAATCTCACCATTAGTTTCATCAAAGTGATACGAAGAAATTAGATCAGATGCAACCCATCGATTTACAATTTTATCAGCATTTTCTTCTAGATGTTTTTCAATTTCGGGTAAAAGTGTTCTCTTAATTGTGTTATGTTTTTCCACTTTTGAATGGTATATAAACCTGGGAGGAAAATAAAAAATTCCAGTTTTGTCTTTCAAAGATTCTTTAAGCATAATACTATACTGGTATAGGACCATCTGAATTACAAGGAGACATATTAAATGATAGAATTAATCTCTCTTTGTCTGATGCATTTGGATGAGTAAAATGTACAACTGATGATGGCCAACAAAGAAGAGATCCCTCCTTTGCTTCTTCAAATTTCCAATCCGATTGACCACCAATAGCGTTAGCAATAAATGGATTCATAAAAGTAGTTGGAGTATGTTCTTTTTGATCATAATGAATATAAAGAACACAACTATATCCTATGAGTCCATGATGATGTGGGTAATGTGCTTCATATTTTTTAGATTTTTCAAACCAAGAGTTTTGTATTGAAAAAAAGAGAGCATTCTCACAGTCTGGAGAGATTATATTTGCATATTCATCATTAAATTGATCAGTTTGCAAGAACATTACTTCAAGAATTGCAAGTTCTTCATCTAGAATACTATTGATACTATCATTATACTGACCACCTTCACGATAATGATAATCCGTTGAGACATCAAACGGATCACCGCCTATTATCTGATTTTCTTGCGTATTATTATATAAAGAAAGAAGTTGTTTCTTCTTATTTTCCCAATCCTTAACTTTTATATGAGCTATTGGTATCTGAAACATAGGAATAAGAATATCTTCCTCAGGATTTATCTCATATCCATGAGGAATTTCGCAATGCATTCTTCTCCTCTGCTCTTGAGGATGAGGAACTCCTTTGTTAAGACTCATTTTTCAATTCTCCAATGCTCATTACCATCTTTCGGAACCCAAAAGAAATATTTTCTATTTAACGATGCTAAGAAAAGCATATCATTATTTTCATTCTCTACTCTACACGAATGAAACAAGTCCATCTCATTAGAGAAACGATTTTTTGCTTTTCTAGAAAGTGGATGTACGCAGACAAATTTCTTCTTCATTATATCACAAAAGAAAGTTAATAGCGACAGAAGTTACACGGGTTCCCCATTGTAGCATACACATGAAGGATGCAACAAATAATAGTTTCTCCAGAGAAGACATGTCCCTCCTATTTACTCACATAGTATAACACCCCCACCCGAAGGTGGAGGTGTGAGTGGACAGTTTTGTAACTGTTCTAGTCAACAAAGTCAAACAATGCTGCTGCTCTGAATCTAGCACCACCGTCGTCTGAAACCAGCATAAAGAGATGTGTCTTGCCCGTTGAAAGGAGCGGAGCCTGATCTTCTGGGAACTTAACAGATGTTGGCCACGTAATTGTACCAGAAGTGTGAGTAATTTCAATAGTTACACCATATGCAACTCCACTTGGAACATTTGTGAACTCAAATGCTACGTTACCATTGACTGTTGTTGTGAAGTAATTTCCTTGAGAACAATCAACAACTGTTGTTGATCCTAGTGCAACAACATTCTGCTCAACAGGAGCAAGAATAGACAACTTATTATTAACAGTAACTATATCTGAAGTCACTGTTGGTAGTGTAGAAATACCAGTAGAGTTAATATTCGTTACTGTAGAAATACTTCCTGTGATAGAAGCATTACCAGAAGCAGTAAGATCAACTGTTGTTAGATTTCCTGCAAGTGTTACATCACTAGAGAAAGATACAGTACTACTATTATATGGGTGAGAGAACACCACATAGTTTATTCCACCAGATCTTCTATAATAAGAGACAGTATCAGCAACTTCATCGATAGCAAATGATGGAGAAAGATTTCCATTAAAGAATACACCACCACCTCTGTCTGCTCTAGATCCTACACGTAAATATCCAGTTCCTTGAACATCACCATAGGCTTCAAATCCAGCGTTGTTGTTATCTCCACTGAGGACTCTGACTGTTCTATCAGCAGCATCAGATGTACTACCAGCAGAAATACTTCCAGAGAAGTTAGCAGTTGCATTTGAGAATGTAGTCGTGTTTACTTCAGTAGCAACAACTGTACCAGAGATGGTTGCAGAGTCTGCTTCTAATCCATTGATTACCTGAATACCTTCTCTAAAGACTGCATCATCAAAGAATGTGGAAACACCTGTTGTTGCGATAAATCCACCCTGAGAGAATAATGTTTCATTAGAGACAATGTTTTCATTGAAAGTAGAAACACCACTAACAACTAGGAACTCAGGTTCAACAGCACTGGAGAAGAACGTAATTGTTCCAACTCCAGAATTAGTATCAACATCAGCAGTAATAGAAATACCAGTTCCTACAAAGTTAATGTTGGTTGCAATACCAGCGTAACTTGCACCATCAGTTGTAACTCCAACGTTTCTAGATAGAGCCAGTCCTTGATCAGAAATAAGACCAAAATCTTCCCAAACATCATCAGATGTGTAGACCCATCCAAGAGTTGCGCCACTATCTGGTTGAGAATTAAGAACAACATCTCCAGGGTTTCCAGCAACTGTTGGTTTGGATGGAGAGTTTGTATACTTTCTAGAGATTTTATTAGATCCTTGCATAAACAAGGACTTCAATTCTACACCATCATCAGAAGAAGATGTAATCTTTTCATTGAAAATAGTTGGTCCATCAAACTCAGAAACAATATTCTTCTTAGGACCACCCTCAACCTTCAGAGATCTTGTAACTGTAATCTCAGAAGATACTTGAGCATCAAACCCTGCTTCATTTCCAGTGGTAACATCCTGACCAGTAATAGTAATGATGGGAGCATCAAATACATCTTCTCTACCAGTTGTAGAATTGAGTTTCTTATTACCGATGAAGAAGTTACCATCACTATCCATTGCAGTGAATGCAACAACACCACCATTCTGCTTGTTAGATTGTGCAATAAAGATTTCTCTTTGATCAAGAACTCTATCTTGTCTATCAGGTAAACCTGTAGAATAATTACCAGGACCATATCCAAGATATTCAAAAGTATGCCCAGACGCACGAATGATAGAATTTCTTCTCAATTCCATTGGAATTGGTTGAATCTTTCTTACAACATCACCAGAAGCATGTGTCGATCTTACAGATCCAAGTGCTCCTCTAAAGACTGTAATTGGGTTCCCATCCACAGATTCTTTAATTCTAAAGATTTCATCATTGATCTGTAAGTAATCGCCAATTTCCAAATCATAACTACTCAAAGATGTGATAGAAAGCGTTGTTGCATCTGCTGATGTAATAGCAGCACTTAGTTGAGCAGTTACACCACCATATTGGTCAATAAGTCTACCGCCAATGTTTTGATCAGCAAGACTGATTAAACCACCTCTAGATGTAAATCCATTTCTAAATGCTCTAATTGTTCCTAAGGCATTTGGAACTGTTGTTCCAACTCCAACATTAACTTCAAAAGTATTCTGACCTGTAACTCGGGTAATAATGTGATCTTTATTGTAGCCAGAGTAGTTAGCACCAGCAAGTCGAACCTTGTTATCTTCTGATAGTCCATGATTAGCCACCGAGGTAAAGCTTACAACACCCGTAATATTGTTATACGAGAGTGATGAAATACCGATCGTAGGTCCAAGGTTATATGCCTTAGAACTTAACAGATCAGTTACTCCAACACCAAGGGTGTTAATACCAGATATTGTCTCCATAGATTCGACAAAAATCTGGTCATCATATGTTGTTGTAATACCAGTAATTCTATACAGAGTATTGTACTGAGAATGCGAATCTGCAATATCAGTTACGAATAGTACATCACCAGTATTATCATAGATTGAATCTACATTTACTGTAGCAGTAGTAAATCCTGTTGTAGTTGCAGTTCCAGTAACATTTAGTTTATCACCAACTGAATATCCTTGTCCGCCATCCATGACTTTAATACCAGTCAAGGATCCAACACCATCGATAGAAACTACACAAGTAGCATTTGTTCCATAAACAGTTCCAGAAGTTCCCGTCAGGGTTGCATTATACAGAACAGTACCACTTCCAGATCCATATCCTTGTCCAGGACTATCAATACTTAAAGAGGTAATCCTATTCAATCCATGCTCAACTTCAGTGAATAGAGTGTGAGCAATACCAGAAGAAGGAGTAGATACAATATCAGTAATAGCTATACCAATGTTTACATCATCATATAGTTTAGTAAGAGACTCTTTCGTTATACTCCTTTGAGCATCGTTGACGATAACGTTACCTACTAACTGAGATTCTGCAAATGATCTTGTACCATCAGGGTCCGACTTTGGATTATCCTTGTTAATTTGAGGATAAAGGAATTGAACTGGTTGAACATATTTCTCAGCATCAAAGGGAGCAACAGTAGGATTATTAGATGCACTTAAAAGAATTAAGTGATAGATACCATCTTGCTCGTCCTTGATATACTTCTGAACTTCTTCAGAACGATAGATTACATATGTTCCAGGTAATTCGTACTTAGTGAAGTATGGAAGATTAGCATCTCTTGTATTAGGATCACTGGAGAATAATCCAGGAACAGTTGCTAATGTATATGTGAATGTCTTTTTATCAGGAATAGTTGCTACAAAGAAAACACCATTATATCCAAGATCATCTTGACCATCAGTATTTTCAACACTCTTGATATTTCTCAATCTAACGGTATCACCGATAGTTAAATTATGTGGTAATTCAGTTGTAATCGTTGCTGTTGTTCCAACAATTTCCGCATTAGCAACAAATCTGGGATTTCTTAGTTCTGTGCTATCATTGAGAACTTTAGATGAGATACTGTAATACTTTTCATTTTCAGTATCGTTACCAGTTACACCACTAGATTCTTGAAGAACATATCCTTCAATAGGTGGTCTAGAAGTAGTGGGATTGTCCTTAGGAATAACATATCTCAGGCGATAGATTCTATCTAAAAGACCTCTAGTATCAGGAGTTCTTGTAAAATAAGATCTAGGAGTAGCATCAGATGTTAAATTCTGAATTAAACCAAAGAGATTATTATCGGAAGGGTTTTGGGAAACAGAGAGATACCATTGCATTCCACCCCATTGTAATGGGTGTCCAGTATCTCCAGGAGACTTATCAGATACTCTAGAAACTACCTTAACTGTACTGGTTTCATTAGAGTAAATTGTAGCCTGCTGACCAATTAAAGCATCATTAAGAGTCTTAGCAACTTTAATTTGATTAGCAGCTAGACCTGTTGTGATTGCATAATATAGTTGACCCGTGATCAATCCATCAGGAATGTGTCCAGTATCACTCAGTATTCTTACAGACTCACCAGTTTCAAAGGAATGATTTTCCGTAAATGTAAATGTATTAGATGTAATTTCATTTGAGATTCCATTTGTTTTCTTAGTAACAGTAAACTCTTTCTCAAAAGAAGTTTCCGTACCAGGCATCACAATCTTTGCAGAATATGTAGAGGTAATACCTGCATTGATAACATCAACTTTAATTACATCATCAGGTTTTGCACCAATTCTATATCCATCAATAATTTGATTTGGTTTCTCTGCTTGAACTAATTTCTCATAAAGGAAGATTGTTCCAATACCTGTGGTTTGATTTACATCAAAGGAAACAAATTCTACATTTACATCAGCAGCAACATTTTCTTGTGGTGGAATGACGTGAGTAATATATCCAACATCATCTTTTGTGAAAGATTCTGCGCGGAATCCTCTGGATACAAGAGATTTAGCACCAAAGTTTGAGTTAGAGTTGGTGATAGAAAGATCACCACCAGTTTCTGCTAAGAAGTGAGTCGCATAACCAATAGCAAAGACAGATACAATTTGAATAACAGAATTGTTACTTGCTTTGATGTGATAGTTTTCGTATGATGGTTTATACCTTGCTCTAGAATCACTAAACAGGTTTGCTACTGTTGTAGAATCTTGATAAGTTCCTGTGGTATCATCATACTTAAGGAAAGCATTATTATCTTTTTGCAGACCAATTCCAGTGAACTGGGCAACAACCATAGATTTAAATCCATCGGCTTTATCCCCATCAGCGTGCATACCACAAGCACCATATACAGATCTCAGAGAGATATTAAAGATATATGGAGATGCTGAGGTAACAGTATCAGTAACGATGGTGATCTCTCCCTCTGCAATATCAGATACAGATGGTAGTGCAGTGATGGGAGAAGATGGAGCCTTATACTCAATCTCCGTAGCACTATTCTTCTCACTGACGACAAATTGTCCTGTATATCCATTTACAGATACACCAGAGACTTGAATAGGAGTATCTACATCAAGACCGTCAAGTTCTTCAGATAGAGTAACAGTAATTGTGCTGGAAGATGTTTCACCATCTCCTGCTCTAATACTAGAAATTCCGACAGAAGCACCTCTAGATCCTACAATCCTATACTCATCAATCTTAGTTTCAATATCCAGAGGATCTTCAACAGTTTCAGGTTCAATTTCTCTACCAGAGGTAGAACCATAGACATCACCAATCTTCTGATAGTAAATATCAAGATCAGTTGTTCCAGAAGTATATTCTAGGAACTCATCATTGATATTAACTGCATTTTTACCATCGGCGTACTCAAAACAAGTAAGCTTATGGTGAGAGAAATTAGGAATAAATGTATTAACAGTGTAATCTTTGTAAGCAATCGCATTTGGATCAGCGTCAAAAATACTGAACTGCCAGAAATAGCAAGCACCAGTTACTCTAAAGATAGCAGATCTTTCAATGTCTGTATTCTCAGGATCTGGTACATATCTTGGTCTGATCTTTGTCTTTCTTAAATCAAGACCAACAATAGAAGTACCACGGGGAACAATAACACCACCGTAGACACTATTCAGTTTATAAAGAGTATTGTTTTCCGATAAAACATCAAAGTTAGTATTTCTGTCTAGAGGAGATAAATCTTCTGTAGTTGCTCCTGCTCTAGTAAAATATGTTCCACTAACTTCTGATGTAAGGAATCCTGGTCGGTTATCAACAATATGCTCACCAGGATACAGCAGGATTGTTGTTTTTCCAAATCTATCGTTTTCTCTTCCCTCCTGATAGGAGAACCTTGCAGCCTCCATCAGTGCTCTTTGAATAGTTTTGAAAGGTCTTGCTAAGGAGTTACCCTGGTTTTCAACGCTATCCGTAGAGTCTAAACTGGAAGGATCTACATAAAGGATCTCTCCTTTGGTATTCTTGAGAAAATTATCTAAGCGGCTAAGACCCATTGTATTTCTCTGTTAGGACTATTCTATGTTCTATTTATCGCTTCCATTTCTGGGGGTTCCACTTAATATCTAAGGATTTATCGTAAGTTAAAAGGAACCTATGTTTACGAGATCTTTCTCTCCATTCACCTTCTTTTCCCTTTACAGATCCCCTGGAATGCTTTGTTCCATCAACATAATAGAAGTCTTTTTTGGGATCCGTTAACCCGAAATAGTCAAAATTGCAAGCGCGGTAGATAGTTCCAGAGTGGCGATCAGAGTCAGCGTAGCTAAGAATAGCACGAACAGTTGTATCATTTCTAAATCTCCTAATACATTTACTAACGAACCATGATGTGATGTTATACTCATCCTCCTGTATTTGAGGATCTATGCATAGTCTTGAAAGTTCAAATAGACCCTGTTGTTGATCTCTTTCTAATCCAAACGCCCCTACTCCTAACTCTGGAACTGGGAACCCAGTAAAAATACAGACACCAAGGCAACCGCCAATCCTAAGAGGACATTCCCATGTAGCATGTTTGTAAAGTCCATAGTTAAATCCCGACTTGAAATCTTTAGACTCATTTTTTAGATAATGATGATTATAAAGGAGGTCTTTTACTTCTTCTTTATACACTCTATCTATGTAAAAATCACTCTTCACTTAAGTAATATTACTCATTTTGTGAGCATTCTAGCATATATTCTACAGTATTTGCAACATCTTCCATAGCATCACGTAAGAAGGGTTGCGAACCAGATTCTTGGCTCATAGGTTCTTTATCATCAGTAAGAGTCCATCGCCATTGACGATTAGGTTGTGAGTACCAAAGATTAATTTTCATAAGTTTTTCTGTAAAGTACTTAAGAGAGGACTTGAACCTCCACGGATTTCTCCACTTGGACCTAAACCAAGCGCGTCTACCAATTCCGCCACTTAAGCGAGAGGACTGCTGTTTTGGATTGGTCATTCCACCATTCCCAGCAATCCAGTGGGAGATCGTTATGGATCGGTCATTCCACCGTTCCCGATCAATCCCTACTATAAATGATTAAAGATCCTTGATACTTTTTCCTGTGGCCATCAGTATAAAAGATTCAACACCTTGATAATCATTTACTACAAACTCCAGGTGCCCCTTAAGTTTGATTCCTTCTAAAGAAGGAAAGCCAATTAACGGACTTGAACCGTTGACCACCGCTTTACAAAAGCGATGCTCTATCCATCTGAGCTAAATTGGCGACTCGCACTTATTTAGTGCAATAGGAGTGGGGGGACTTGAACCCCCACGGGATTAACTCCCAACAGATTTTAAGTCTGGTGCGTCTACCGATTCCGCCACACTCCCAGATAGGACTGCTGGGACTTGAACCCAGATCACTCCGTTATAAGCAGAGGGCCTTTACCTTTAGGCGACAGTCCCAAGGAGGACTTACCTCGCAGCAACCCAAGGTTCGGAATAAGCAATCATTTCGTCAGGAACAGTAGATTTCACAAAATCAAGAACATTCATAAACTCATCAATGGTATCACATTCAATCACTTTCTCATCGCCTTGATCAGAATACATGTAGAAAGTCTTACGCATAGGATCAATAACGAAACGAGAAAGGAATTCGTCTTGAGGCATCGGATGTGCTCCGTTGATTACCCTCATATTATAGGGTGTCCTAGTCCAGGCGTCAAGCCATTAGGTCGCAGAGAAGGACAGTGCTGTGATTGACTGACCTGAGGTCAGTTTCCACCTGATCAGAATCCGATTATTAGAATCATGAGATGATGATGAAGTT